TAAGATGATAAAAAACATTGAAGAGGGAGGTAGATTAATAGCGTATTTTAATCTGAGCAGTACAGATATTGAAAACTTAGATTTTAGAAAGTTGATTTATTTAGATAATGAAGCTAATGTTAAAGGGTATTATTTTATTGAGAGTGTAGTGGATTATAAGCCTGTACAAAATGAGTTAACAAAAGTTATATTATTTAAGTTTGAAAACTTAGGGAGTGTAAGCATAGATGGTAGCCAACAGGGCAATAATAGCAGTGATACTGACAACGGTAATACTGTACCTGTTTTGAAACCAATTTATGTAGAGGATGGCTCACAATTAATAGAGGTTTATATTGAGAACCCAATAACAGGATTAATAGAACCAGTTTATAGATAAGAGATGGCAGAGAAGGTAATAGCAATAAAAGTTAATTTAGAAGGTACTGAAGCCCAACAAAAAAAGCTTGTTAAACTTGAGAAAAACCTAGTTACATTAACTAAGCAGAGAACAAGGTTAAATAATCAATTAAAAAAGGGTGTTATTACTAGAGACCAGTTTAGTAGAGCAGTAGCAAAAAACAACTTAAACTTAAAAGCACATAGAGCAGAGCTGTTAAAAACTAGACAGCAGATGTTAGGTATTGATGGTTTTACTACCAAACTAACTAACTCATTTAAAAAGATGGGTAGTAGTATTGTTGCCGGGTTTGCTGGTTTGTTTGCTGTTCAGCAAGTTTTTCAAGTTTTTAAAGATGCTATTAAAACATTAGAAGAGTTTGAGCAGCAGATGGCAAAAGTAAAAGCTGTTACAGGTGCTACTGAAGCTGAATTTAATCTATTAACAACCTCTGCAAAGGAACTAGGTAGGGCATCATTATTTACTTCAACTGAAGTGGGTAAGCTACAAGAGGAACTTGCTAAATTAGGTTTTACTACTCCTGAAATATTAGCAGCATCTGATGCTATATTACAACTTGCTACCGCTTCTGGTTCAGACCTTGCTCAGTCTGCTGTTGTTTCTGCTTCTACTCTTAGAGGGTTTGCCTTAGATGCTACTGAAACTCAGAGAATAGTTGATGTGATGGCTAAGTCATTTAGCAGTACTTCATTAGATATAAATAAGTTTCAAACTGCGATGGCTACGGTAGCTCCGGTTGCTAAAACAGCAGGTATAAGCGTTGAGAAAACAACTGCATTACTAGGTACTTTGACAGATGCTGGTTTTGATGCTAGTACTGCTGGTACTGCATTAAGAAACATATTTTTAGAAATAGGTAAAAGAGGAATAACATTAGAACAGGGATTAAGTCAAATAAGAAACAGCTCAGATAAAACTACTACTGCTTTAGATTTATTTGGTAAAAGGGGAGCTGCATTAGCTATAACATTAGCAGACAATGAGCAAAAAACCCCATGTCTTTTTTATCTGTATTAGAGACAGTTTTATCAAGGTAATACCAAGGAAAATTATTTCCTGATACTAATTCTTTTAATTTTTTATAATCTGCTTTTAATGATGCTTCCGGTGCAGCTAGTGAAATGGCTGATATTATTGGTAATACTTCAGTGGGAGCTACTAAAAAATTAAGCAGTGCTTATGAGGGTATGATATTAACCATTGGAGAAGGTAGTGAAGATGGATTAACAAAAGTAAAGCTTCTTGCAGCTGAATTATTAAATGCTTTTACAGATGTAAATAATCAAATTAATAGATTGAGGGCTGTTGGTGAAAATTCAATAGGTTTAAGTTTTGGAAGTATAAGCGAAAGTCAAGAGGATTTATTAAGGCTTTTAGATGCAAATGATGAGTTTTTAAAAAACAATGTAAGTAATGCTGAAGCTGTTAAACAGAAAAGAATAGATACTGCTGAAAACATTTTAAAATTAAAAGAGCAAATTAAACAAGCTCAAAAGGATGATAATGATGATTTAGCAGAAAATTTAACAGTAATAGCTAACATACAGGCAAAGTTTTTCAAAGACTTAACAGCTCAACAAGACGCTTTAAAAAATGCAGCAGAAGCGTCTAAGGCATCATCATTACAAGCAGAAATAGAAGCTAAAGCGCTAGATAAAAAAGCAGATGCGGTTAATAATGTAAAGTTTGCATTAGAAGAGCTTGAAGAGGTTGAAGATGATGCTTTTGATTTTGAAGAAGAGCAAATACAAAAGTCAACAAATGCTATTCTAGCGTTTTCAGATTTAATAAATGAGGAGTCAGAAAAGCGTTTAGAGATTGCAGAAAATGAAGCGGAGAGAAAGCTTGATATTGATTCTGCTGCTATGCAAAATGAATTAGAACAGAGGGCAAACTTTGAGCAGGAACTACAAAGGCAAAAAATAGATTTAGCTGAACAGGCTGCTAATGCATTAGTTGATGTTTCTAATAGAAGAGTTGAGAGGGAAAAAACTTTAGAACTGGCTGCTTTAGATTCAAGATTACAACAGGGTTTAATATCTCAAGAGCAATTTGAAAAGCAAAGGGAAGCGATAGAAAGAAAAGCTTTCCAAAAGCAAAAAAGATTAGAATTAGCACAAATAGCTATTAGTTTAGCTAGAGAAATAGCAAACATAGCAGCAAATTCAGCAGGTAACCCATTAAACGCATTTACTTTTGGTAGTGCAGGAGCTGCTCAAAATATTGCTTTAGCTGGTATTGCTACGGCTAGAAGTGCAGTACAAGCAGGTATAGTTGCTAGCCAAAGATTTGCAGAAGGAGGTTATACTGGTTCTGGTTTTGGTTCTCCGGATAGCTCAGGATTTAAACAGGCTGGAGTAGTGCATGAGGGTGAATATGTAGTACCTAAAAATGTACTTGAGTCGCAAAGGGGTGCAAGTTTAGTAGGTGCTTTGGAAGCTATGCGTACTAATAGACCTCAACCATTCAGTAATATAGGTTTTGCTAATGGTGGCTTTACTAGTGCTGGCGGAGTTGATATGTCTGAACTAGAAAACAGAATAACAAGAGCTGTTGCAAGTTCAATAGGAGCTATTCAGGTTGTTAATAATGCTACTGATACAATCACACAAGCTGCAAAGGTTAACAATATACAATCAGAAGCTACATTTGGTTAAAATTATTATATTTAGATTATGTGGTTAACTAGTTTATTCGGTAAGGCAAAAAATATAAGCAGTGAATTATCAAGTTATCAAAAGAAATTAAAAAGGCTTAACATTTGTGAAGGTTGCAACGATAAAAGAGATAACTTTAAATTCTTATGGTTTGAGAAACCAGGAATATCACAGTGCAGTATTTGTAAATGTGCTTTGATTGATAAAACAATATGGGAAGATGAACAATGTCCAAAAGGTAAATGGTAGATTTTGATGTAAATAAAAATATTGAGAACCTGGACCAAACAGAAAGGTTAAATATTAAAGAAGCTATTATTAAAACTCATGGTAAAATTTTCCCATGCTCAAAGAGCCTTGAATATTTATCTGATCTATTTAAAGAGAATGTGGAACCAAACTTTAAAATTTCATGTGGCAGGTGCAAAAGGAGAATAATAAACTTTTGGAAGCAGAGGCTAGAGAATTGGCAAATGTACTAAATGATACTTTGTTTAGTGTTGTTAATAAGGCTGATGATATTAAGCAAGCTACTGAATTATTATTAAGCACTGGTTTAATTAATCAAAAAGCTGTTAGGAATATGGCAGTGATAAATGATTACCATATAATGAGAAAAAATCCTCTAATGATGATGAAGGATATTTATTACAATCTATCTGTTAAGTATGACATTTCTGTAAATTTGGTTATAAAGATTGTTTTACAAAAGTAATTTTATATATTAGCTTTTTACTTCATAAGTAAATAGTTTTGTGATTATTAAGAGGGGGTTTTTAGGGTAGCCCTCTTTTTTTATGTAAAAAAATTATATATCAATTTTAAAACAATTTGCTATTGTTGTTAAATGAATTGGTATAATTTAAGTAATTCAATAAATAACAAGTTATCTATTTCGATAGATGAGGAAATAGGTTCTTTTGGGATTGATGCTAAAACCTTTATTGATGAGGTTAAGGCTTCAGGTTCTAAAGATATAGAGCTTACTGTAAATAGCGGAGGTGGTTCAGTATTTGATGCCCTTGCTATTTATGACTTCTTAAAAAACTCTAGTTATAATATTTCTGTAAAGATTGAAGGTTTAGCTGCTAGTGCTGCTACTGTTATTGCTTTATCTGGTAGTGAATTACCTGTAATGACTGAAAACAGTTTCTTTATGATTCATAACGCATGGATGCCAGTAGTATCTATGGAGGGTATGAATAGCGACGAAATTAGAGACTATAAAGAAGAGCTAGAAAAGCAAGCACAGTTGATGGATAAGATTAACTTGAAACTTGCTAAAATCTACGCTAATGCAACAGGTCTTGAATTATCTACTATTCAGGATATGATGAAAGCGGAAACATGGCTAACTGCTGAAGAAGCTAAAGAGTATAATTTCATTGGTAGTATAGAGGGTGCTTTAGCAATCGCTGCTTATGCTTCACCTAAAGAGTTGGCTAAGAAAGGGTACAATGTACCATCTAATTATGTAAATCAATTAAATAACGTGAATATGTCTGAAAAAGAGGGTCTATTAGACCAACTAAAGGCTTATGTTTCTGAATTGTTAGCTCCAAAAGCTGAAGCGGTTGAAGAAACAACAGAAGAAACTCCAGAAGTTGAAGCTGTTGAAGAAACTACTGAAGAGGTTGAAGAGGTTAATGAAGAAGTAACTGAAGAGCCACAAGATGCAGTTGATGTTGAAGCCATTAAAGCAGAGCTTATGGATTCAATTAAGGCTGAACTAACCGCTAAGGATAGCGAGTTAGCAGAAATGAAAAAGGAACTGGATAAGGCAAAAGCATCAAGAGAGCCGTTAGAAGCTAAAGAAGATGTAGTTAATCCTGAAGC